AAATATTTTAGAGGAACATGGCTATTCAACTAAATTAAAAGCACATCATGAAGGCATGATTTTGGAATATGATGATATAAAATCAATTACGAAAATAATAAGAGAGCTAGATATTAAATCAAAAATAATAAAAGAAACATATTTTGAAGAATTTTTACCTATTTCTATATATGCTAAAAATCATGATAAAGCACCTAAATCCATCTGTAAATTTACTTGGAATGCTACAAAATTACTTAGCAGAGATGAAATTATAAATGTAGATTTGCCGTGTTTTAAGAGAATATCAAGAGATTATAACGATGAAATAAGAATATGGTTAAGAAATACTAATAATAATTATAATATTCCAAAAATACATTTTATTTCTTTTTTTAGTGAAGGGCCACCATTTGATAATGGTCTAGATTTGAAAGAAACTGAAAAGAATGTTAATAATTTAATAAATGGATGTTTAGATACATTTACTGCTTATCATCCTAAAGATTTTGCGAATGACCCAGAATTTAGTTGGAGCGTTAAGGATTGGTCTAAAGAAGACCCAAAATATGCAAGACCTGATGGTGGATATTTTTCTCCAATGTATAAACAACTTATAGATTATAATAAAGGATGTGATAAAACTGGTTTTTATGCTTGGAAAGTTGCATGTATAATAAAAAAAATGCGAGAAATACCTGAAGGTGATATAGTTTATTATCATGATGGTAATTTTGATAAATATAAAAATTATTATGAAGGAAAAGATAAATGTAAAACTCTTATATATACAATTCTAAATAAAATTAATTCGGATTTATTTATACCTTGGGAACGCAATAGTAATATGTCACCACTAAGAAGATTTTGCAGACGTAAAACATTTGAAAAATTAGCAGAATTTACTGATTACTATACAAAGTATGATTGTTTATGGACTGGTTTAATTGTTATGCGTAAATCAAAATTATCAGAAGAATTTTTAAATGATTTGCTATCTGCATGTAAAGATATTGAATGTATATCAAATTATCCACCAGATGATGACTCCGAATTCGCATGGCATACATGGGATCAATCAGTTATAAATGTTATTGCTCGAAAATATATTAAAGAAAATAAATTACCTGAAAAATGGCCTTACTTTTATTTTCCTAATAGAATTTTCACAAAAGAAAATATGCTTATTGCGGATCATGTTAAAGATGTAATGAGTAATATTTCTTAAAAGGTTATTCCAAGTATATTGTAATTAAGCAATATGAAATATCCTTTTACACTTTTGCATATTTTTATTGCAAATATTTTAGATTATTAAAAATCCGCATCTAAATCAAATGCCTTATCTTCTTCCTTATCACCCACACCTGCTTTGCTATAAGCAGCTACGCGATTTTCAAAGAAATTTGTCTTGGTTTCAATAGAAATGTTCTCCATAAAATCAAATGGATTTGCAACTTTGTAAATCTTTTCATATCCTAGTTGAATCATAATACGGTCCGCAACAAATTTAATATACTGCTTCATCATATCCACATTCATTCCTAGCATAGAACAAGAAATGCTCTCAGTAATGAAAACGGTTTCTATTGCTACTGCTTCTTCAATAATCTCACGGACCACTAATTCTTCCAACCGCTCTTCTTGTTTCAAATCATTATAGAGGCGTATACTAGTTTCAGTATGACAGCCTTCATCTCGGGCAATAAATTCATTTGATAAAGTTAATCCAGGTAGTAGATTACGTTTCTTTAGCCAATAAATAGCACAGAATGAGCCACTGAAATGGATACCCTCCACACAAGCCCAGGCAACTAGGCGTTTTGCTAGAGATGCTTCATTACCATTAGTCCATTTCTTAGCCCATTCTGCCTTTTGAGTAATGCACGGGATATTAATAATAGCATTAAAGAGGGTATCCTTTTCCTTACTGTCATCGATAAGAGTATCGATTAGTCGGGAATACATCTCGCCGTGAATATCTTCCATCATAGCCTGAAATCGTAGACAAGTTTTTATTTCCTTATAAGTAATTTCTTCAATGAAATTAAGGTCTAGATTCTCCGCAACTATTCCATCACTAGCCGCGAAAAATGCCAGAATGTTCTTAACAAATTGCCGTTCCGGCTCAGTTAGCTTATTCTGGAACTGGTCGCGGTCTTTCGATAAATCTACTTCCTCCACAGTCCAGAACGTTGCAAGCTGACGCTTGTAATGGTCATAATACCATTGATTGTATATAGGAAGAAATGTATAATGATTCTTAGGATTAGCCTCTAGCGTAAAGCATGAATCAATTTGAGAAGTCATCTTATGGAAAGTCTACACCTTGCAAAATTAATTATCTGTTATTCTAGAAATATTTTATTTTTATACTTTGTTTTTATTCTTATATTTTTCTTTTTCTAAGTATTTATATTTGTTATTCTAGATAGAATCAATTTTATTTATTGGATAAACTTGATAAACTGGATAAAATATTTTATTAGATAAAATAAATTTAAAAAAGAAAAAATTGATATTGTAAATAAATTAAATTATATTAATTTTTCAAAACAATACTCTGTATTTAGTTGATACAAAAGAAACCAAACTTCAACAGAATGGAACCACCACGTTGTCCCATCACTCAAGACTTTATGCACGACCCTGTTATGGCTGCCGACGGCCAGACTTATGAACGGGCGGCTATTCTACAATGGTTTCAAAACCATAATACTTCACCATATACTGGTGCAATCCTTACAAGCAAAGCATTGACTCCCAATTGGGCTATTAAGCAAATGATGGAAGCCTATTTTAATCCATCTGTAGTGGCATCCAGCACTGTATCTAGCACGGCATCAAGTGCTGTATCTGCATCTAGTGTTGTACCAGCAACAGCAGTTGCTAAACCTACAGAACCAATGCAAGAGATTAATGTTATCCAGAAGATATTCACATATGATACTATGAAATATCTTGGAATTGAGCTAATTTGTGGCCTACCAAGTGTTATAGCTACAAATAGAAAGCCTGTTATTATCATTGGTGTAATTGATGTTAGTGGTAGTATGGGTGAACGAGCTACTCCTTTTAATCCCGATGGTGAAAATGATGGTTTTAGTCGCCTTGACCTAGTGAAACATTCAATTGCTACTATTCAGAAATCTATGCAGCCTGGAGACCGTCTAGCTATTATTGCATTTTCATCAGAAGCGAGACTAGTTCTAGATATTACTGAAGTTAGTACCAATGATAGATTAATTACTTCAAGGATTGATTCACTAGCACCGGGTGGTACAACCAATATCTGGGCGGGATTGAAGATGGCTATTGATTTGGCAAATCGTCAAGATAACAAGAGATATAATACCTCTATTATGTTGCTTACTGATGGTGTAGCCAATATCAATCCGCCTCGTGGTACGCTTCCTACGTTTGAAACTTATTTTAAGCCTATGCAAGGTAAGTTTTCCATTCATACATTCGCCTATGGATACGAAGTAGATAGTGCTCTTGTATCACAAATTGCAGCTATGTCACAAGGTATTTTTGGATATATCCCTGATGGTACAATGGTTGGAACTGTATTTATCAATACGATGAGTTCTATTCTATCGACTGTATACAATGATGTAGTGATTGAACTCAAACGTCGGAGAACTGATACTAGCCAAGTGGAAAAGATTTATCTAGGCTCAATACTATACGGTCAACCTAGAACTCTTATTATTCCATATGACTCAGTCATTGGGGCACCAGAATATTTCAATCTATGTTATAACAATGGGTTTTATTCAATCGAACAATGCAGTACTGCTAGAGAGATTGCAACACCTCTTTCAGGTATTTCAGGTATTTCAGATAGTTATATAATCAATATGATTGTCAAAGCCGCACTTACTAAATTTCTATATTATTGCGCTTCACTTACTAACTATACACATGATGCAGTATCTCGTCTAGAAACCTTTGTTTCAAAGTTTGCAACCTATTCTAGCGACGATAATCCATTCATCCGCGATGTGATAACAGATTCTTGTGATGCAGACCCCAATAAAGGGCAAATTGGTAAATCAATTGCAAATCAGCAATGGTTTAGTAAGTGGGGGCAGCATTACTTGAAATCAATCGCAAGTGCCTATCGGCAAGAATGGTGTTTGAATTTCAAGGACCTGGGACCCCAACATTTTACTAGTTCCACATTTGCATCTTTTAGAGAAAAAATCGAAAGCATTTTCCTCGGTATTACACCACCTGTTCCTAGTATTGTAATCAGAACACAGGCTGCTGCTGCATCATATCAAGGTTCGGCATCTGTAGTATCGCCAACCTATGCTAGTATTCCACAGTCATATTATGACCAAAGTGGTGGCTGTTTTACTGGTAATTGGTATGTTATGCTTGCAAATGGAAAGACTAAACTTGTTGAGGATATCTCCCCAGGTGATAGTGTAATTTCTAATGATTCTCCTACTGGACGTGCCACGATTACACATATTATTCGTCTAGGTATAAATGAACCAATCCAGATGTATTCTCCTGATGGTAAAGTTGGTCTTACTTCATACCATCCATTCTGGAAGACAAATATCAATCTCATCCGTGATTGGGAATTTCCGATGCAAACTCCCTCTAAGCATTCCTTCTACATTAATACAGGGGAATACATGTATGATTTTATCATAGACCAGGGATTTTCAGTGGCTTTAGAAGGTGGCTATAATGTCGCCTGCCTAGGACATGGATGTCAGGATTCACCTATCATCGCCCATGAATATTTCGGCAATCAACGTATTATTGATGACCTAAAAGACCACGAAGACTGGGGAACTGGATATATCACTCTTGATGAATGGCGTTTTGTTCGTAATTCCAAAGGTCTAGTATGTAAGCTAGAATGGTAGATTTCTACTTACCTGGACTTTTACATATGTTTTCGAGTCTTTTTTTATTTATTTAATATAGTATTACTTCATACTAGCACAAGAAAAAATAGAAAATGATATTTTCAAACAAACAAATAAATTTAATTTTATTTATTTCATTAATAGTTTTAATGATTGCATGTATTTATTTAGGTTATACATCTGTAAACGAAGGATTTAGTGATGATATTACTACTATGCCTTTTTCTACAGCACCTAGTACTACACCTGCCATGACCGGGCTAGGTGCAACTACTACTATGCCTAATTCTACTGCACCTAGTACTACACCTGCCATGACCGGATCTGGTTCTACAACTACTATGCCAAATCCTACGGCACCTAGTACCACACCTGCCATGACCGGATCTGGTTCTACAACTACTATGCCTAATTCTACTGCACCTAGTACTACACCTGCCATGACCGGGCTAGGTGCAACTACTACTATGCCTAATTCTACTGCACCTAGTACTACACCTGCCATGACCGGGATAGGTGCAACCACTACTATGCCAAATCCTACGGCACCTGATACTGCGTCTGGTGCTATACCTACTATGACAGGTTCAAGTAATTCTGGTAGCATATCATCGTCTAATTCAACAGTGGGTGCAACAATTCCATCTACAACCAGTTCAATTACTACTAACCCGATGACAACAAAGCCTAAGCTAATGAATAATGGTTTTAAGATTCCACAAACTAATATATTACAAAGTAATTTTAATGGTCCAAGCAATATATACTCACCATATTTATATGTTCGCGAACCATTTCAACCTGTTTCATATGATATGAATAATTATCAACAAATCTAAATTTACACAAAATAAAAAAACAAAAATAACAAAAAATAAAAGAAAAAATATTGAGATAATAATGTATTTAATGTATTCAAAGTCTTTCTTGGATAATTTGTCTATCCATTTTTCTTTTTTTCTCCAAGTATCCATTGCTAAAGAATAAGTTTACACCAAATCTATAGTATAAGTTATAAGGATTATATGCCTGTTCTGGATATTTTTGAGCTTCTTCATCTAGAAGTTTATTATCTAGAACTGCATCTTCAATCATCAAGAAAGTTTCGCTAGCAGATTTTGCAAATGGATAAGGAACATCATTATTACCTATTGGTGAACTAAATTCTAAAATAGGTTCCGGACTTTCAAATTCATAGATATACATACCAATAAATATGTATCGAGTTCCAGTAATATGAAGCAAAATAGAATTTCCAAGTTCAAAATCACTACTATTTGCAATTAATTCATCTGATAGTGGACCTCCTAGAAATACCTTTTCAAATGTAGTATCTAGAATAATAGGTTCGGGACAGTCTGAATTACCATTTTCATAACTCTGGTCAAAATCATACTGATACACTATAGCACGCTTGCTTAGTTCATCAATTGCAACACGGAAAGGAACACCACCATTATCATGAATGAAGTAAATATCATATCTTGTGATAGGGAATGCAATTGCTGGCGAATTGTTATTATTATCCATTTGTAAAATTCATATGTTATCTAACATAATGAAAAATCAATTTCAATTTTTTTATTTTTTTATTTGATTTAGAAAAAAAGCAAAATTTCCTGAAAAACTTATCACCTAAAAATTAAATAAACTAAATCTTGGAACTAGATCTTGCAACTAAATCTTGAAATTATATTGTTTTACGAAATCTGCATATCCAATAATCTGGATACCAAGGTCTCTAGCTTTATTTAGCTTACTACTACCTTCACTCGGATCTTTTGCTACAAGTAGAGTAGTCTTTCCAGAAATGCTAGAACCAACTGTACCACTGTTAGATATAATGGTCTGCTCTATATCCGTATTTCGAATACCGGTGAATACAACAACCATTCCTGCAAACTTGTTGCCTTTGGGAATATCTGCTGGTTTAGCATCATCAGATTCTATCCTAACCATTGGATGCAGAGTTAGCCAGGAGATAAAACGCGGCATACCCTCTAGAAAAATATCTGCTGTTGTCGTTGAAAATCCCTTAATACTCGTAATCGATGCTTGAGTGATTTTACCAGTCTGATATTTCGTCAGGAATTCAGGAATGGCATCTAGAATCATTTTGAATTTCTTTTCACCTAGCCCGATTTGAAAAACACCACTCGCGGTGAGTACCCGTTCTAGAGGTTGTGGCTTATCTAATACCTTATGTATTCCATTGTAGATATTTGTAGCACTCTTAAGTTGAAATCCTTCTACTTGGGCTATGCGGTCAGGTGTCAGGCTCAAAATTGCTTGTAAATCTTCATATCCACCAGCTACTAATTTAGCTAGAACACCTTCACCTACCCCATCCACTTGCATTGTTTTAAAGAATGCCACCAATTTTGCTAGCCTAACATCGGCATTTGCACCTGGGTCATCAATTACGGCGTCTACACGTGTATCATTCCAATGCCATTTGATGCTCTCTTCGGGCATCAGGGGTTTCTTTGAAGGTGTAAGAATTTTATATATATAGGGTATAACATCCCCCGATTTAATTATTTGCAATACTGTACCCTTATTAATTCGATTATCAACAATATATTTCATATTAAATCCTGTTGTATATTTATGTGTATCACCTTTGATAACAACAGGTTCATATTCAATCCGGGGTGCTAAAGTGCCATGCTTAGAAATATTATATTCTACATTAAGAACTTTGGTTGTGGCAATCTGATCTTCTAGCTGCATCTTGAATGCCACTGCATAATCCGGATTACCCTTAGTTGCACGCGACCAGACCTTGCTAGAATCATCTAAAACAATACCATCAATTTCATATGGACTGGCACGTTTGAATTCCATTAGGAGTTCCGGTAATTGGCTTTCTTCTAGCGTTGCCATCATCCGGTGATTAGCAATATTAAATCCCATATGTGAGATATGTTCGAATTGTTGTGAGAACTTATATCCATCGGGATGAATAAGTTCATAAAAGACAATTTCCATATCTGCAACAATCTTTGGGTCAGGAGTCTTAGAATTTACTATCCCTGCAATAAGAGACCGCGCTTTGGGATACATATGCGAATACTTCTGGGAATATGTATCATTACGAATAATAATTTCACCACGGAGAGCAATATGTTTTTTCTTATTATCTGTTTTGGCATCTGATTTATTAATCATGCTAGTAATAATGGATGTATTAAGAGTACCAATTTTGATATGTTCTAGCAATTGTGAAATATCTTGACCTTCCACACCATCACCGTGCTTATATAAAGTCATTTTGAAACCATCCTTAGTGATACCACTAGAACTAGCAGAAGTTACAGCTGCAGCTCCACCACTTGCTTCAGGGAGAGATAGAGAAATTACGAGCAAAGATGAAAGACCGTCAATCTTATCACTAATTAAGATATTTTCCCGGTGGGTTTCTAGCCATTTAGTAAGTGATTTCTCATTTGGTTTAACTTTATCTAGCGAACCTAGATAATAGGGTAATTTAATTTTATCTTCCTTATTTACAGGGGCACCAACTTTCTTAAGTATCTCGTTTCCTGGGTCACGTTCTTCTAGACATTGCCAAAGAATATCATATGTTTCATCACTTAGAATGGGCTTATCAGAATTATAATAGGCATCAATAGCGCGTTCAAGTAATGTACTTAGAGTCTTAATTGGTAGCTCTAGACCCTGCATATGAGGGTCTGCTTCAACCCGCTTAATAAGTGTCGCAGTAATCTTGGTTGTCATTGTGCGTGTGATATATACTCTTATATCTAATTATATACTATTAATAATTATGCTAGTTTATATTCTAGAAGAATCAATTTTTTATTTTGATGGAATAATTGAAAATAGAATAATCATGTAGATTTTGTAAAAAATTGATGAATGTAATTAAATAAGGATAAAGCATTTTTGAAACCATTCGTGGCTTTCTTGGTATGGCAGATGCATCTCAACCCGCAACCTATCCTGACATTTGTTACTCTAAGGCGGGTCTGTCTTCAAAAACTATAGTTAAGATTACTAAAAAAAGTGTAGAAATTTTTGATCCTATAGATGGCTATAGGCACACGTTTCCTGGTGGTACTACTGAATACCAAATTATTGTTATAGAAGCGGGAACACAGAAGCGGCGATATAAGAATATTACGATCCGACGGTTGATGCCACTATGTCCTCTTTCAGGACTACCTATGACCGAATCAAAAATCGCTACCGGAATAAAGCCCGGACGAGGTTTTGCTTTTAATTGTGGTCAAGTAGATTTTGTACCGCATCCTAAATTTAATTTACAACCAGCATACTACTTTGAATTTGGTAAGGGTAATACTTGTGCTAATGTTAAGGACTGGGGTCCGTGCGAAATCTACCTAGTAGTTCCTATTGTAGACGGACGAGAGATGCAGCTTAGTCAGAAAGATGCATTGGCAGACTTTATTGGCAATATGGATATTGTAGATATTATTTCAGCCAAGTATAATGAGCTGTTTGGAAATGACTTTAATTTCCATATGGAACTAGACACACCAATTAAGGCAAACACACTCTATCACAAACATGCATTAGTGGATTTATTCCACCAAAGCAAAATGAAACTAGGAATTAGTGTTAGCAATTTTATTGGGCTATGTGGATATAGGGGTAGTATCTTAATACTTGAATCTGATGCGTATAACCATATTTCTCCCTATGGTAAAGTATCCTATTTGAAGCATATTTTTCCGGATTGCCAGAATATGATAGAGTTTAGACAGAAACTAATTGACAATTATTTGGTTTGATTATTCTTCAAACCTAGAGATAGTTATTGCTTTTTTTCCTTTTTTATCTATTTCGCAAGGATAAAATCAAATTAAATATTAGATAATACACACATCTAGAAGGAATGTTGGCTTTGTTATCACTCCTTAAATTAAATACTCGGAAAATACAATTTCTAGCAGTCAATATATTATTCATCCTAGGATTTGCGGTGATATATTGGATTTGGGGTACACCAGAACATTTCAAATCTCTATTCTCTGCACCCTATCTTTCTGGTCTAGATGCTTTATATCTTTCATTTACCACGCATTGCACTCTAGGATATGGTGATATTGTACCTATTAGTCCTGGTATGCGTGTAGTTACCATATTACATACAGTAGTGATGATTTCATATCTATTCCTTGTTGGTTTATAATCATCAGGTTGTAAATATTATTTATTGTTGTTTATGTTTTTTGATTAATGATTAATTACTAGATAGCTTAAAGCCAAGTACTCTAGCTAGAGTTAAAAGTTCTTTAATAAATTATAAATATATATTAGACTGGTAAATCAAATCCTTGCATATATTACAAGCAAGAATGTCAGTGGATCCAAATCAAATTGTAACCTTTAATAAATCCATTGTGCTTAGTTATAATGAAGGCGCTCAACAAACCCAGAATGGCACAATAGGCCAATTACGATTTAATCAATCCACTTTAAAATTTGAAGGATATCATTCTAATGCGGGTGCACTATTGGGACAAGTTTGGCGACCTCTAACTCAAGATATTGCTAGTTCTAGCAATCTAGGCGTTATAAAAGTAGGAACCAATCTTACTATAAATCCAGCAACTGGCGTCCTTTCTTCGGTTGCTAGTGGAACTAGCCGTATTTACGCCCTAGTTATCGAAGTATCTCCTATCGTTGGAGCAGCAGATTATCAAAGCATCAATGAAGCCATTTCAAATGCCATTGGTACTCCCGCAGGTGGATATATGGATGGCAGCATAACAAGTAATCTTGGTTCACCACCCAGTCCTACATATCCTTTTGTCATTCAACTTGGACCCGGACAATATTCAGAAGCTACTAACCAAATAGTCCTACCAGATTATGTATCCCTTCGTGGAGAACATAATTACAATTCCGTTATAACTCTTACTGCAGGAAGCACATCCAATATCGCTGCAGGTTCTCTTATCGTCGCAGGGCAAAATGCAGATATACGCGATTTGGCAATAACACTAGCAGATACTGGTGCTACCCAGTTTTCCAATGGTATTTATATTGCAAATAAGACTAATGTAGTAGTGGATAACTGTATTATTACACAAACAACTGGACATCATACATCTAATTTAACAACATGCATATATATGACTAATGGTGGATTAACTAATCAAATAACTAATAACCGTTTATTCATAAATGCACAGTATTCTGGTACAATAGCTAGAACTGGCATACATATAGATACTAGTATTCCAACCGTGAGAGGTAATCAGATTGAAATAGAAAGCTATACTAGTGGTACTCTCACTGGAATTGAACTTAGTGGATGTCATTCTAGCGAAGACTTGAATTCAAAATGCCTGCTAGAAAGCAATATAATAAATATTAAAAATCCGAACACAGTAGGAACCACAAATCAATGTGTGTATATCCGCGATTCAATAGCAAATATTATCCAATGTCAGCTAGAAAGTAATAGTCCACAAGTAATGAATAATAACTGGGGTGTGGCATTCTCCTCTGGAAACCCTTTGGCAAGGGTTTCAGCCCCATCAAATTTCACATTTGGATATGATTCTGGTGATGATATTTATACCATAACTAGCGCTAGTGCTGGTGTCGCAAATTTTATTACTGCGGGTTTTCAAGTTATGCAACATATTTCTGTTGCAGGTTCTAATAGTAATGATGGTTACTATAGAATCAAACAAGTTAGTTCTACCCAGCTAGTTCTAGAATCGCAGTATACCCTATCTACAGAAGCCCCTAGCAGCAATACTATTACCATACAAGCATTATATGATATTCAGGTAGAAGGTGGTTATATCCGTGGTAATTCCAATTCCATTTTTAATAATGCAAACTCGGTGAATAATACAAATTATTATTTCAGTTTAATTGGAACCCGGCTAGAAGGCGGTGCTGCTAGTATATCTCCATCTATCTCAGTATCATCAGGATATACTATTCTAACAGTGGGGAAAGAAAATTCTGATTATCCATCACTTTCCAGCGCTATTACAGGATTACCACCTGCAAGTGCAATTACAAATACTACTAGATATAAGATTATCATCCGACCAGGGTTTTATATTGAGCCCGCACAGGTGGTATTCCCAGATAATGTAGATATTGAAGGTGCCGGGCAAGAAGCAACTATAATTCAAACTAGTGTCAGCTCACCAGTAAGTGGTAATTTAAATACTGCTTGTGCTGGTTTCCTACTAGGTAGTAACGCAAAAGTCAGTAATATTACGTTTATTAATGCTGGAACATCTGCAGCAGGAAATAGCACAACTACTTGTCTTTATACAAATCCAGCTTCTGGCGGCAAACATAATATCACTCTAGAACAAATCACGGTACAATTAGCTGGTCTTTCTTACTATAATTATGGTATTACTCTAGATACATGTAGTAATGTTGTAATTAATGGAGTAGGTGTTTCTAGCAGCCCATTTGCTACAAGCAACGCAACCATAAATTGTTGTATGAACTTACGTAATAGTTATCAATCTATTCAACTAAACCAGATATCTCTAGCAGCTAATAATCCCTCTTCATATGAAAATTTTGGTCTCATATTAAATGATACATCCGCTAGTATAAATAACTTTAATATTAATGTATCTAGTGCAACTTCAGCAAATTTGGGTGTTCTAACTTATAACGACCAATCATTACAATCTCAGATAACAAATGAATTATTTTCGGGTATAGTATCTAGCCAGAGTGCAGTAGATTACTCTATTTACAATCAGGAATATTCTACAGTTATCTTATCCGGTGTAGAAATAAATGGACCAACATATAATAGTCCGATTTCATCTAGCATCTCCTGTACGGGGTGTTTTACTACAAATCCTAGTGGTGCTGGTATTGGAACTGGGTATCAATCTCTTAGTAGCCGTGGTGAAAACGAACAAGCTCTAGGTACTGTATCAATAGGTGATACTGCTGGTGCAAGGGGTGCAACTGGTACTGGTAATCTATTTATAGGTGTCGAAGCAGGTTCAAATGTATCAACTGATTCTCATAGCACTGTGCTAGGTTCCAATGCGGGCTCAGTGATGTCGGGTACACATGATAATACTTTGGTAGGTTTCTCCGCCGGTCATAATATTACTACTGCCTCTAATAATACCGCACTTGGTTCCAATGCTGGTGCTAGTATAACAACTGGCGGAAGTAATACACTCATTGGTAAAGGCGCAGGCACTTCTATATTAACAGGTGTAGGTAATACTATGCTAGGTTATCAAGCAGGTTTAAACCAGACAACAGGTAATGTAAATGTATTAATAGGTTATGAAGCAGGTGTTTCCATTACTGGGGGAGATAACAATGTTATGCTGGGTACGAATGCCGGGCATTTTATGAATTCTGGTTCTCGTAATACCATTCTAGGGTCAAGTGCAGGTTTTAACGGAACGAGCACATCCGGTAGTGTTATTATTGGCTCTGCTGCAGGAGTATCTAACCAATCTAGCAATATTACCATTATCGGAACAGAAGCAGGGCAAAATGGAACTATCGGAATCAATAATACAATGCTAGGATTCCAAGCAGGATATAATTCCAATGGTAATTCCAATACTATCCTAGGTAATAAAGCCGGGTTTAGTACCGCTAGTAGCACTGCTTCTTGTAATACTCTTATTGGTAATGAAGCTGGATATTCTCTTACTACTGGTGTACGTAATATTCTAATTGGTGCTACTTCGGACCCGGCAGGTGGTGAAACACAAGATGCTGCAGGTTGGTTGCTTTCTAGTGGAATGGATAACACCATCATCGGCAATAATTCATTTCCTCTAGCGACTACAGGAATCAATAACGTTGCACTAGGTAATAATACCGGTACAAGCATTACAACTGCAGGTAATAATGTATTGCTAGGAACTAATGCCGGTCAAAGTCTAACTAACATTGGTAATAGTGTTATGATTGGTACAAATGCGGGACAGGGTAATGCAACGGGTAATGCAGTTTTGGTAGGATATGGCGCTGGTATTCAGAACACTGCACAACATGCGATGGGTATTGGTTATAATGCCGCTAGTAATGTTTCAGGTGATTTTAATACTTTCATTGGATATAATTCTGGTGGTTTGCCAAAAGTAAATACTACTGGTTCTTATAATTTGGCAGTGGGTCCTTATACTGGATTTAATCTTTCTAGTGGGTCTCGGAATGTGATGGTTGGTTCAGGTGATGTTTCTCAAAGTGTAGGTCGTCAGATTACCACTGGTAGTGATAACACTCTTCTCGGTTTTAAAGCAGGTCGTGCCATACAAACCGCATCCAATAACACGTTAGTCGGTTCCAATGCAGGTGCAAATCTAAGTTCAGGTGTAGATAATCTCGTGCTTGGTTATCAAGCCGCATTTAATCTTAGTACCGGTTCATATAATACAGTAATAGGTCCGCAAGCAGGATATTCTATGAATGATGCTAGTTATAATATTTCTAGCGGATATCAAGCTGCATATAGCCAGCAATCAGGAAGTGGAAATATTAATATGGGATACAAAGCTGGCTTTACTATGGTTAATCAATCTAACAATATTCATATTGGGTATCAAGCGGGATATACTAGTACAGCAGACAATAATATTTTTCTAGGCGCGAATGCTGGAACACAAAATACTGTAGGTGCCAATAATATATTTATGGGAACCGCTGCTGGTGCTGGTGCCAATACCCATGGAACTAGCGGACAGCAACAGGGAAATTATAATACCTTCTTAGGATATTATGCGGGAAATGCAAATTATTCTGGTACGAAAAATATATTTATGGGTTATCGTGCGGGATTATCAAGTCAGGTAGGTTCTAAGAATATCTTCATTGGAGATAATACGGGTTCACAAGGAGATACTAGTCATAATATATTTATTGGAACTGCACGTAATGATGGTGAAGGTGTAGGATATCAGGCAACTACAGTAGGTGGAATGGTTGCAAATGCGGGTGAATATAACGTCTTTGTTGGACACGATGTTGGTATTCAGAATACTACGGGATATGATAATGTGTTCCTAGGTGATGGTGCTGGTAATGCAAATGTTTCGGGACATGATAATATCTATATGGGTACACAGGCGGGATATTCCAGCAATACAGCAGGTGCCAATTTCAATATTGCAATTGGTTATCAAACCGCGTTGAATAATCAAGCGGGTCAAGAAAATATTATTATTGGAAAGGGTGCTGCAGGTGATGGAACTAGTAGCAATTTCAATCAAAATATCATAATAGGTACAGAAGCAGGTCAAAATATACAACAGAATAATCAGATTTTCATTGGTACTCATGCAGGACAAAATAATACTATAGGAACAGGGAATATATTTATAGGTCAACAGGCAGGTTCTAACAATCAGACAAGTAATAATAACGTAATCATTGGGACACAAGCAGGAGATGCATTGATTGGCTCTGGTGGTATAGGAAATAATACTATTATTGGAGCACAAGCAGGAACAAATCTAGTTGGAGGAACTAACAATATTTATTTGGGTGCATATGCAGGTACAGAGGCCATTACGTCCAATAATAATGTGGTTATTGGTGCAAATGCCATGAGCCAGGGTGATTCTAGTAATGTGGTAATTATTGGTAATCTAGCCGGGAAAAATAATAGTGCGGATGGTATTATTGCAATTGGATATCTAGCAGGTAATGAAAATACTACGGGATTTGATAATATTTTTATAGGAAAAGAGGCTGGTCAATATACTAATACTGGTGATTCGAATATTATGATGGGTATTTTAGCGGGTTGGCAAAACACATCAGGTGCAAATAATGTGTATGTAGGTCGATTTGCGGGTTCACAAAATAATGGTTTTAGTAATATTGCTATGGGTT